AAACGTTAGAACGCAGTTGAAGATAACCAACTCAACCGCAGACCTACAGTTAGGCCACGCCGATAACGCACACATACTCATTGACACTTTCAACAACGCAACGGACAATTACTTCTCGGTAAGAAAGAATAACGTTACTGCTTCCTCCGCCACCGAGTTGTTCAGGGTTAATGAGAACGGTATCATCAAATTCAACGATGCCTATGACTTCCCCAGTGCAGCAGGTTCAACCGGAGATGTGCTGCAACTCAGTGGCACAAGTTTAGGATTCGCAAGCCAAACGCGAATGACAAAACCAGCCGTGTTCATGGACAACGGAACACAAAATATCACAACGTCACTAGCAACATTAGAGTTCAATACTGAGGTATTAGATGCTGCTAACAACGCCGCTCTTGTTGCTTCTCCCGGCATACTTGGAGCCATAGCCCTTTCAGCAGCAGGTTATTACAGAATTTCGTATTCCATACCAATAGAAGATGATGGTAGCACTGGGGCTGACAGAACAAGGGTATTCGCCTTCATGCAGACAGATGACAACGATGGCTTCACTTCCCCAACTAAAGTTCTTCAATCAAGTTCGCAGGTCTACACAAGAGAGGCTTCAGGTGGTTCGGGTCTATCGACATCCTTCATCTATCAACACGCATCAGAAGGGGACCGCATCAGGATAGTAATAGGTGCGGAGAACTCCACAGACATATCAACCGAATCCGGTGAATCACAAATAAGCATAGAGTATCTTGGTGCATGATACAAATGTATTAAATAGCCTACAAAGGGTGGTAGTGTTATGTCTGAGAGTGATAGTGAAGTAGACAGAATGAGAGAAGTAGCAACTGACCGCCTTATGTTCATGCGCCTTATGGAGAAGGCCATAAACGAGATTGACGCAGTTCTTGGGAGTCTGAAGAGAGATGTCCAAGAGTTATCCCTGCAAGTAGCACAGAGAAACGCTGCAAAAGTAGAAGGGGAACAGGATGAATAGTAAAAGGAGGGGCAAAATAGTCTACAGACCACCGGAAAAGTCTTATACCAATGTAAACATTGAAGAAACACCTCATGGTTTTAAGATTTACCGGGACGGTTCGGCACGCCCATTCGCAGTAATACCACACTCAGCCGTGAAACAAGTAATATACGATAGAGGGGAATAAAATGAACAACAGCACCAATGAAACAGTAATGGAATGTGTGATAGACTGCGTTAGCGAGAGTTCCTCGCTACTAGACGAGATAGAGATTATCCTCGTCGGCGTTGCCGCCTTGATAGGCATAGCCGCTTGGGGTTACAAGAAGTATAAGGCAATGGCAGCCGACGGCTCCATCAGTCTTGACGAGGTTCTTGGCTCCATCAGCGAAGTCAAAGAAAAAGTGGCAGAGGCAGAAGATGTGGTTGATGAGGTCACTAAGGCTGCTGAATCAGTCAAAGCAAAGGCAACCAAGAAACCGGGCAAGAAGAAGAGTCCGGTGAAGAAAGATGAGTGAAGTTGCAGTATTGAAAGTCCGTATGGACAATGCCGAAGCGGATATCCGCCGACACGAAATACTTATTGAACGCATTGCAGATATGCAAGGTGAGATGAAGACGGGGTTGACGGAAGTGGCGACGGAACTGAAGGTGACAAACGGTTTGATTGAGAAGAATATGGGAATGCAGCAGAAGGTGATGTTCGGGCTATTAGCCATGCTTGCCTCCGCTCTTGGAATAGGGACACAGGTGATGTAGATGCCGGATTATTGTAACAGTAGTGATGTGGGGTCGAGATTGGGTCTGAACAGCGCACAGCGCACACAGGCCGCAAGCAGATTGACCACAGCCATCAGAAGGGCTACATTGGATGTAGACCAGTGCTGGCGTGACTATGGCCGTTCCGTTCCCTCCACAGGTGCTTCAAGCGGAAGCGATGGTCTATACACACAAACCGATACCTTGAAGGTAATTCGTGAAGTGTGTGCTGACCTTGCTGCTGCCTACTACATGGAAGACGAGGGTACTTTCCAGACAACCGGGCCGGAAGGCACATTGAGAGGCGGAGTATTGAGAGAGCGTGGCGAGAAGAACCTTATGCAGATTGCACACCTCGGAACTGTCTGAGGTGAGTAAATGGTTAGTATTAAGAATAAACTAAAACAAAACGCTAACGATGAGTTGTTTACTCAGTCGCCCTTCGACCATCCGGGTTTTCCAAGAATACAGGCTATAGCCACTTTGAAAGGTCTAACCGGCATAGAAGTCAAAAAAGAAATAGACATGGCTATGGACCAACTTGAATTCATGGCTAATACTTATGAGGGCGTGAGTGGAGCCGCGCTTAGAACTAACGCAAATGATATTCTGCGTGGTCACAAAGCAGAAACAGTGGGATTCAGTGCTTACTTCAACACCACTGAGATGAAAACGGCCATAGAGGAAATAAATAAAGCCATAAGAAAGAAGATGCAATTCGCTATGGACCAAGGTGCGAGAGAAGGTGCTGCACGAGCAAGTGCTGAAATAAGAGGAATGAGCAGAAGATACAAAAGTAATATATTACCCGGAAAAGCAGAAGCAGGCGACATATATCATACTATAGCAGATTCTATCAGGACGCACGATGTTGGTGAAAAAAATAAAAACCAATTCATAACTATGAGAGTGGGTTCCTATGATATAGGTGATTCTGAGTCTAACCCAACAGGTATAAGAGGTAGCCGTATGAGAAAAACTGACCCCTCTTTGGTTGAACTGACAGAAGAAGGAACAGGAAAATTCAGGTTGGCAAGTGGTTTTATCAGCGTTGGGACCGAAAGAATTAAGCGTAACCTAAAAGGTGATAGTATTGCAGGCGTTACACGGAGTTGATTAGATGTCAATAGCAACGAAGACTCAATATTGGACCTCGCGCATGAAGGGCGGCGACCCTGCGGCATTGACCGGCACATTCAACGACAGTTTCACACTGGCATCAGGAAGCGGGTCTGCCTCCGGTGGGGATTGGGTCATCACCAACGGCACATACTCGATAGCACCTACAGGCACGGCAAACACGCTCGTCGCTGTGTTAGAGTACACAAGCGCACCATCTGACGGCACGGTGCTGATGAAGATAGATGATGGGGCAAAGAAGGTCGAGGTTCAATCCACGGGCAACAACACTTCTCTTAAACTCGTAGGAACTACTACCGTAACAATAAACGACCTTGACTTGGCTAAGGCGGAGGATAACCCAACTACCCTTATTCTACGTCTTACACTCACAGGAACGGACGCAAAACTATACACGCATGAGATTATCAACGACGATGATGGAACGGCTGTATTCTCTTCTGTGACGGCTGATAACTCGTCTTCCACGGGTGTCGTATGGGGCAACGGAAGCGGGTCTGTAAAATGGGGCGCTGTTTACTACTCCAAGTTCGGCGCTTTCGCCCCTGACGAGTTGCTGCTTTCCGACTTCGCACAGGACACGCTGGCACGCATGGGGCTTGGTGTGGTAGAGCAACTGAAGGATTCAGATAGACCGTACCTTAAGACGCAGGTTCCCGATTCCTCCATAGTGTACGGGTACGATTTATCATCGCAGATGACAAACAGACTTTCCTCCCCGTCCATACACGTTCTTATCAGTAGTCTGAATTCCCCTAATTTTGAGTCTCTTGGTGGTGCGAAGATAACACAGAACTACGATGTGCAGGTATTCGTGACAACACGCGGCACTAACTACGAGAATGCTTACAGGGCAGGACTTAATATTATGGGAGAAGTATTCGATGAGTTATACACGCAGACGGGCGTGCAGGGAACGACGGACAGTATTACGTCTTACGACGCGCAGTTAGATACTAAGATGGATGACGATGAGACAATATGCGTTCACACCCTGACAATGACGTATATGAGGCGCATAGATATGCGTCACCGATGAAAAGATTGATAAAGCAGTCAGTGTGTGCTAAGAACACATAGAGGTGTAACTATGGTGGAATTCCTAAACAGATATGTATCAATAGAGAAAGAAGCGACCTACGGCACTGAGCCTTCAGGCACTCAAATTTTTGGGGAGGTCGATGACGAGTCGCTCGGAACAACGTATGATTTGATGACAAGACAAGACATGAGCAGACCGATAGCAGCAAAGTCCGTGACCGGATTGGAAAGGTCCGAGGGTGACATAAACCTCGCTATCCAAG